CGGTAAAGTTCCAGGCTATCCTTTGTTGTCTTGTCGTCCAGTTCCGTCTTGGCCTGTTGCAGCGCAGCATGAAGTTGCTCAATCTGCTGTTGCCCAGCCTGCGCCGCTTGTTGGACATGAGCCTGTAGCGCCTGCATTTCCTTCGATGGGCCACCGGTTGCCTCAGGGGGGACCATACGGCGCAAACGTTCAGCTATTTTATCAGCGCCGGGGAAATCGGCATTCATAAACATCAAGTCGCCGACCACGTGAACTAGGTCATGGTTACTCGCGATGATCTGCGAATAAGCATTGAACGCCTCCTGCCGTGCTGTCGCGTAACTCGGCCCAACGTCCGCCATTACATCGTATTTCCCAACGGACGGATTGAATATCGCCGCGATCTTGGCGTCACCCGGGTCGCCGGGGTCCTGTGTCGGTTGGTGCGCTTGTGGCGCGTTCGGATCAATCTGCACCGACTGCCGCGTCCCGTCTTGCGCGATGATCTGCACAACCCGTGGCGTGTCGTAAATCTTGGGGATCAGGTCGATCAATTGCTTACCGCAATACCGGATAGCGGACGCTTGATGGTCGATATAATGGTAGGTCGCGTTGTCGCCTTGGCGCTGGCGGGCGTTGATTGCCTTGCCACTGGTCTCATTGGATGGCGAACCCATGATCGCCTGATACTGTCCGCTCGCCAGCATCAATTCTTGCTCTGCGACCTTCATCCCCTCAAGGAACACCGGGGCCGAAGCGGGAGGCTGTTGCCGCTGCGGGGTCGGTAGCGGCTGACCATCCGCCGCATAGGCTTTATGAACCAAAACGGAATAGTTTTTGATATTCGCGTCTTTCCACATCCCCTGATATTCTTCGATAGCCTCAATGGCCGCGACGTAAGGGGTTTTGGACTGCAACGCGCCATACTGCACCGACGCACTCGAATTATAATTATACATCCGCTGCGGGTCTTTCAGCGCACGGACATGGCCTTTCCGATCAAGTATCCCGTCGATAACGGTTTCCTCGCCAACGCAACGGATTAGCGGGATGTATTTGCCCGGCCATTCCCTACGCTCCTTAACCTTGTCTCCAACGATCTTGATCCACTCAACAGGATATTTCGCTATCGGCCGGCGCCACGCAGTTTTCGGAAGCGCCTTATATAATTCTGGAGGCAAGTCAGATTTCTTAATCAACGTCCCTGAGACAACGCCGATAGCGGCGGCTATGTCATCTGGGATTTCGATCAATTCATCTGTTTTTCTGCCACGGCGAAAATACTCGGCAATCCGAACGTGGTCTTTATCATTCCAGCCGTCGTTATCGTATTCAGCAAGAGCCGGTCCAACAGTCTCATCTTTATCGACAAGACCCTGAGCCTCGGCTTCATCGCGTGACAATTCGTCAATGACGAAGCCCCAATCTGCGTCCGACCCGTCGTATTCCTGGATGTCGGGATCGAGATAGATAGATTTCCAATTCGGCACGCGCTTGATGAATATTTCCTGGTCCCGGCTTTCGTCATCAGCCCAATCAGTAACAATTCGCCACCAACCAAGCCCGCCAAAAACCTGAGAATAAGCCGCTGTATCGTAAGCCTGTTGAGCGTTGCTCACATATTCAATGTGCCGAACGATGCCTTCAAACACCTGTGCCGCGTCAAACGATGCCCCACCACCAACCGGACGAACTTGAACGCCGGGCTTGTTCTGGCGCATATCGTTAACGATTTGCAGGCAGTGCTGGCGGGTTTTGTTGATAGTGAGGCACGGAAGCCCGGCGCCGTCGCGCTCGTTGTAAGGGTCGTCCGGCCACTGATAATGATTGTCGCTGTCGCCATTCCCGAACTTGATATCCGCATCCATGAGCGGGCGGCAATATGCCTCTCGGTCCTGGGCCTGTTTCAGCCGGCGCTTGGCCTCGGCCAGGATGTCCTTGTCGTCGTCAGCCATTGGCGTGTAAGGCTCCGATCATCGCATCCAGCCTCCTACGCCATGGTTGTGTGCAAATTTCCGATCCGCCACGAAAGCTGGACGGTCGATCTTTGTCATAATGGGAAACAGTTGCGTTGCCCCCCATACCAGCGCGTCCACCCGATCCGGGGAGCCGTCGCCTTTGAAACCACCCGCCGTCATGAGGCACATCTGTTCCTCCAATTCGGGGAACGTGCCAACGTGTGATACCTTATCCAGCGCATACAGAGACGCGATTGGTTCGGCCCGAACATGCTTGCCACGGGTCGCCACTACCTCAATAATCGGGAGGTTCGGCCGGATCGTGCGGAGCGTATGACGGCACATATCGCCGCCCTGGTTCCGTTCAATCACAAGCGCGTCCGCATCCCATTTATCGAAAGCCGCTAAGGCAGTCCGTGCCCATTGCTCGGGAGGGCCACGAAGCGATAGATCGTCCAGCACATACCCCCTCTTGTCGGCACCCATGCCCATGACCACGATGCCGTGTTCGTCACTGTGCGCCTCCGACGATACCGCCGGGTCCACAGAGACAACGATGCGCTCCATTGGCGGAACTTCCGCACGCCTGTTGCGGTGCAGCATGTCCCGCGTCCAGATTGCGCCGATGGCCGTTGGTTCGTATTCGCCTTCCCAGATGTGGGCGTAGCGGTCAGGTTTTAGGCGACGATCAAGGAGACGTTCTTCCTCAAGTTCCGCTGGAAACCACGGGTTGTCCCGCCAATTGCTTTCGATCACGATGGCATCCACGGGCCGAACTGGCCCACGAAGCAATTGGTCTATCGGGTCACGCGAGTTCCGAGGGTTCCAACTGAACCATAACTGCGACCCAGGCGCCCGGATTGTTGGCCGCAGCATTTCCAGCGACCGTTCGGAAAGGGTTTGCGCTTCCTCGCCCCATGCCCGTTGGAAACCTTCAAGGGACTTAATACTTTCTGCCGTGTGGTCCTGCATCCCCTGGAACAGAATGATGCCGCCGCCCGGCGTTATGATATCGTCCCGCCGGATATCGAATTCTCGGGTCGCGCCCCATTCCTCGATCTTGTCTTCAATCAGGCGCTTGACCGATTCCTTGAGGGATTTTTGCACCTCACGCACACAAACCGCGCGGATTGGCGCTTCGGTCAGGCAGTCGTCTACCAAGAGGTCAGCAAAGAAATGGCTTTTGGCACTCCCTCGCCCACCCCACGCTCCCTTATATCGCGCCGTCTGTAGCAAGGGCACAAAAGCCCTGGCCACGTCCCGGTGGTCTACAATGGCAGCGTCAGTCACCGGCAGCCCTGTCCGCTAGGCGTGGGAAGTCATTGCCGTTGGCAGGCACGTCGATGATGACCTTAGGATCGACAATCCGACGCTCAACCAAGAGCCGAACCGGACCACCGCCTTCGCCGCTTACCTCTTTCGGCATGAGCGCGGCCAACACCCGGAGATAAACGGACGGATCATCCTCCCGGCAACGGCGGATCGCCCGGATACCCTCTTGCACGCCGTTTTTGTCCACTTCCTCGAACGCCTCAACCATGGCGTCGAGGAACAGATTGCCCAGCTTGTTCCGCGCCCCAGGCTTGCGCCCAGGGCCACCGGGATGGCCGACCTTGTATTGGCCGGCGTGAGAGATAGTCGCGGTCATGTCAGGAATACGTGCCGGTGCCGATGTTGGTGATCGTGACCACGGGCGCACCCGGCGTGCCGGTATAGGCGACATTGAAATCGCGGAAAGTCGCGTTGGCGATGGTGGCGGTGCCTGTCACGGTCACACCGGAACCACCCGCGAGGGTGAAAGTGCCGGAACCGCTGCCATTACAGATGCGGAGGGTGTATTGCGATCCTGGATAGGCAGTCGGGTCATCGCCATACATCTGCAACGCCGTGCGGGTGGTTTGAGTGCCCGGCGTGCCGTTGGTCGATATACAGGTGACGCATGCGCCCCCGGTTATGATCGCCGCCGGCAATGTCCCGACCGTCGCATTGAGCGCGGTCAGGGCCACGTTGTCGCAACTGAGCACATCCACCGCATCAAGCAAGCGGACCCCAGTCGGATATAGCTTGGTCGCCATCAGGAGATGCTACCAACGGAGACGCTCTGGAGCGTCACGGCAGTCGCGGACGTGAACGTGCAACAGAACAGGCGCGTTGTATTGGTCGCGGCAGTCGCGGTGCCGGTGATCGTTACGCCCGCCCCGGCGCCGAGCGTCAGGGTGTTGCTGCCGATATTATCCAGAAGCAGCATCCATGTCTTACCGACGTAGGCGGCGGGATCGTCAGCATACATCAGTGTAGCGGTGCGGGTCGTCTTGGTTCCGGGGGTCGCATTGGACGTGGAGAATGTCACGAACGCCGCGCCCGTGATATCGCCCGCCACCAGCGTTGAAGCCCCGGTTGCGTCCAGCGTGAACTTGGCAGCCGGGATATTGACCGGGGCGATCAATTCACCGCGCCACTGTGCGGCGGTCGGGTTCCAGGTGAACCGGTGAAGGTCACGGCCGGCAGCCTGCGTCTGGAGTAGCGGCGCGGAGTTATTGACGCCGGGCCAAGTGACGTTGGACGGCCAAGTGATAACGCGGGAGCCAGTGGCGTCCTGCGTCACCTCAATGGTGATGACCTGACCGCCGACCGGATTGAGGAAGGTGGACGCGGTGCGAGAAGCCCCGAGGGTCCAGGAGAAATGCGAAGCGGCCGAACAGTCAATCGTCTGCGTCGCGGCATCGGTGATAACAGTTGGGGCCGCGTATGCGGCGATGGGGTTGCCAGCCATGTGTATGATTTCCCACGCAAAAAAGCCCACGCGGCGGGATGCCGGCGGGCTAAATGAACGGGGATTGCGCTAGGCGCAGTTACCCCCACACGGGTTCGCTAGCTTATTTCTGGGGTTTCGTCAAGGGGTTGCCGCGCCTCAGTCGGACCCATTCGATCAGGCCAAGGCATGTTCCCCAACCACATAGGATGAAGAATATGCTGCATGGGACAACAAACAGCCATCCTATAATCGGGACAATGTATGGGCCATACATGATGGCGTAGACGCTAAGCACGGTCATAACGCCCAAAACCCAGGTGCTCATGAACGGCAGGATGACCTCCGTGATCTCATCGAACCCTATAGAGTTGTAT